TAGGGGATTACCTGTATTTAAAGCTGTTTGTACTTCGTTCTGTAAACTTTCTAATTGTCCTTTTACTGTGGCATCAGATGTAATAGTTCCTGTAACTCCAGTCATAGGTTGAGTAACTGTACCTGTTGCACCAGTCATAGTAGGTACTTGACCAATAGCTTGCTGTGCTGCATATGAAGCAGCTGCCTGTGCAGTTGGTGCTGTTACTTGTGTTCCTGCTAATGTTCCTGGGGCGGCAATTGTAGGAGCAGCAGCTGTTGTAGGTATTGAAGCAGCAAGTGTTCCTGATACACCTGCAGTTCCCAGCAATTCATTTGATGCTATATTTTGTAATTGTGGTGATATAGTTGTACCCGTAGGTAAACTAGGTGTACCTGCAGCTAAACTTTCAATTAGTGATACAGCTTTAGCACTACCTGTTTGCTCTGTTTGAGCAGGTGCTATAGTTCCCTTCTGTAATTTTATTTCATCTGGTGTCGCCATTATCTCCCCTGTCGATTATATTTTTTAGTCATTCTTTTTTCTTCTTTGTTTAAATTTTTTTTATGTCTTCTTGGTCTTTTTCTTGGTTTTGGTCTAGGTGTAAAGTTTTTAAAATTAACACGAGCCATTATAATTATGGTTTAGTTGGAAATGTAGCATTATCACATTTAGCAACAGTGTCTTTACCTGAAGGTAAGTCTCTAAGATTTTGACGATATGTTTTCATGTCATCTGACATAGTAACATCAGATAAAGCATAAAAATCAGTATCAGCTAAAAGTCTATTTCTTTTAAATCTAAGATTAGCTTGTGCTCTAGCAAGAGCACCATTTGCCCATGCTGTCTCCTCATTGTCTCTAGCAGTTTCTTCGGCTGCTGTAAACTGTACTTTGTTTCCATTTATATTATGATATCTTGGCATTATTTCTCCTTAATTAATTCCGTATAAACAAATATCTCCAGCGTCTATATTGCCTGAGCTAAATTTAAACTGTATTTCATCTATTGCTGAAGTTGTGTTAAAATATCCTGCTGTGTAATTATCAAGAACATAATTTTGATAGTGATAATCAATAAGACGAGCTACAAAATGTTTTACAAAAGTAGTTGATGAAGGATTAAACAAATGTAAATATCCTGATGTATGTTCATCATTGCCGTTACCAACTTTATTTGTAAGCATTTGAAAAGATGTTCCTTGAGCTTGATCTCTAGTGGTTTGATAAGTTAAATTAGTATCACTATCACCTTCATCATGATATGCACAAAATTGAGTTGATGTAATAGTTTCATCATATCCACTTCCTCCAGCAGCATTACCTTGAAATAAAAAATCTACTTCATCTGTTTGGGGATGCATATTATTAAAAGTAAATATATATTCTTTATAAGTATTATCCAAAACAACCGAACTTGTACCATCAACAAAATCTAAAGTTCCAGATGAAGAAGCTGTTAGTTTTTTAATAAAAGTCATACTACCTAATGCTGAAATACTTCCAAATGCAGTTGCGTTTTTTACTCCATTATTTGATAATTTTACAATACTCATTAGCTATCCTTTATTCCATAAAGTTTAATTAAACCAGCATCTATGTTGCCTGTATTCATTTTAAATTGTATTCTAGTTATAGCCGCTGTATTATTAATATATCCAGCAGCGTATTTTTCAAATGTACCATTTGCCGACCAAGTTGTATTTAATCTAGATATAAAATGTTTTACAAAAGTAGTAGAACTAGGATTAAATAAAAACATTTGTCCAGATGAACTTTCATCATTAGCATTACCAGCATTAGTTTGTGTTATCATTTGAAATCCTGTGCCGTTTGCTTGGTCATCATTAGTTTCATACCCTAATGGATTTTCACTATCATCTTCTGCATGACCAGTTTGAAATGAAGTAGAAGTAATTGATAGGTTATAATTTGTATTTGTTCCAGTATCTACTTGAAAACCTAAATCAGAAGAATCAGCACTTGGGTGAATATTTATAAACTTAAATAAATAAATAGGATATGTACTATCAATTCCACTTGTAATAGATAATGTAGAAGAACTAGAAGCTGTTGTAGTAGATATTAACGTCATAGCACCACTAGCCAAACCAGATGCTGCTGTAATAGCACTTATAGAATTGTTGTTGTATTTAACTAATGCCATTAAGAAACTCCATACATTTTTATAACTCCAGCGTCTATATTGCCTGATGCTGGTTTAAATTGAACAGCATTAACTGCTGAAGTAGTATTACAATATCCAGCTATAAACGCACTTTCTGAATAATTATCACTTTCATATATTTGTGTTCTTAACATAAAATGTTTTACAAATGTTGTGCTTGATGGTGCGAAAAGGTGCATGATAATTGTTGCACATTCATCATTTTCAACTCCAAATGTTCCTTCAGGAGATGTATCATGAAATGCTGTACTTTGAGCCTGATCTCCAGGTGCTCTATATCCTAAATTAGCAGTACCACCACCTTCTGGATTGTATGCTGTAAATGAAGATGTGGTTTTAGTAACATTATAATTACTGCCACCATCAATCGAAAAATTAAATTTTAAATCGTTATTTGCTGTAGAAGTTCCTAAATGAATATTTATACACTTAAACACATACTCATTATAGGTGCTATCAATTCCACTTGTAAAAGAAAGTGTAGCTGAACTTGATGCAGTCTGCGTAGATAATAAAGTCATAGCACCACCAGAAACACCTGATGGTAAAGCTGTGATTGCCGATAAGGAGTTGTTGTTAGCAAATAATACTGCCATTGATTACCCCTTTGGATTAGCGTCTTTTACTGCTTTAACTGCCTTGTACCATGTACCATTTTTATCTAATTTGCCATCATCTATGTCATGCCATAGTTTATCTAATTGAGATTGTAATGATCCATATTCATCTCGTCTTTTATATAAAAGATTATTTAATGTTTCTGCTGCATCAGCGGCACTAGCATAAGAATTTAATTGACTATCACTAGGTTTATCTAATCCTGAAACATTCCATACTTTAATATAATCTCCAGAACCATCATTTTGAAGAAAAATATTATTTTTTTCATTATCATAAGTTTTAGAATTATCTTCTAAATATTTTGAAACTTTTGATTTTAAACTTGCCATTGTATCTCCTATTCTGCTATTTTAAATATTGTTAAACAACTTAAATTACTCCCTCCAGCTATATTAGGAGTGTTTGCAGTAACATTTACTTTTGCATAAATTTCTATATAATCATCTGTATCACAATCTACTATACCAGATACACTTTGTGTATAACCTTCTGCTTCAAAAGCATTATTTTCTGTTCTTGAAAATGTTTGAATTACAGCACTTCCATTCTTATAAATGTAGCAAGTAACACCATCAAATCTTAATCTTACATCTGTTTCAAAAGTTAAATTACAACTTACAAAATATTTTCCGCTAACAGTTGGAGTAAATCTATTAGATGCAAACTTACTATCACTATCTACTATTTCGCTATCAAATTGTACTTTGGCAGCACTATCATCAGATAAACTTTGATCTGAACTTAATCCAACAGAAACATAGGGTGTGCTTACACCACCCTTAATATAACTATAGTCAATTCTTTTTAATGTTCCAGCATCTGAAATTAAAAACTCATCAGTATCTGCTGGTGTAGCCGCAAGAGCTGTTTGTGCTGATATTACATCTGTATTTAATTTTGCACCTGTAACTGCATTAGCTGCAATACTTGCAGTTGCTACTCCATCATCACTAGGTGTACCTATATCTAAAACATCTCCAAGTATCATTATAAAGTCGATAACATCATTCGTTACCAAATTCGATGCAAAAGTAATTGTAGAACCTGATACCGTAAAAGATGACCCAGGTTTTTGTAATATACCATTTAAACTTACTAACATGTGGTTTGCAGTTTCTGGTGAAACATTTGTAGATGATACTTGCATAGTGTATGCAGCTTGACCATTAACTACTGATATGGCATCACAAACTTGAAAGTTTCCAACTGTTGGTTCACGTCCTATATATGCCATTATTCAACTCCCATTAATGCTTTAATTTCATCATCATCTAAACCTAAATCTTTTAATTTTTGTTTTCCTGATGCTTTTTTGTTTGTAGCATTAGTTTTTTCAGTTTTATCACCATCTAATAACTCTGTCATTTTTGTTTGAATATCAGATTTAGAAATAGGAGTGGTATCATTTAACCAATTAATATTATCTAAATCACTATCATTAATTATAAATTCTGCATCTTTATTTATTGCTTTTATTGCTCTTGCGTAATCCATTATGCTAGCACCTCTATTACTGTTATTGTTGATGATCCCTGTGCTGTTCTTCCGTTATCAGAATTATCTGGTGTTTTATTGTATGTAATAGTTGAGTTATTAAATGTAGAAGCTTGAACTGTGTAAGTAAGTGCTGATGTTGAACTTGGGCTATCTAAATACTGATAATTAACTTGTTTTACTCCATCACTTGTATTATCTCCATCATTTTGACTTATAGAAAAATTACATCCTATTCTATTAGAGCTATCCGAACCTGACCCTATAACTGTTGAGTCTCTATATAATTTAAAAAAACCATAAGAAGCTCCATTTACTCCAGAACAAAGTGATATCATAACAAAAACTTTACTTGAAGTTGCACTTGGTGTTATATCAACAGTACAACCTGATATAGCAGCAAAACTACTAGAACTCATTTGTGATTGTGTTGTAAAATGAGTTTGAACTACTTGTCCTACTTTTCCACCACCAATTAAACTAGCATCTAATCTTTTTAAAACTCCAGCATCACTAATTAAAAATTCATCAGTTGAAGCTGGTTCAGATGATAGAGCTGTTTGACCAGTAATAACTGCTGGATCAAGATCACTTGCAACTACTGCTTTGTTAGCTGGTTTGTTTCCAATGTAAGACATCCTACGTTATCTCCATTATAGACAATGTTCCTGAAATTTTATCCGCAACTGAACAATCAATTTTTATCTCGTCAGTAGTTTCTAAAACTACCTTACCGCCCGACAAAAGCTCCAAAGAACTCCCCGCGGGAATGCTCACGTCTTTCACTAAAAATGATGTTCCATTTGCTACGTTATTAGCACCACCTCTGCTTCCTGTATCACTAACTAATTCAACTTCAACAGTAACTGCTGAGGAATGAATATTAGTTAAGATTAAACCAAGAACAACAGTAGTCGTACTTCCAGCAACAGTATACATTTTGTAAGGTGTGCCTGCAGAATTAGGTTCTGCTGCAAAAGTCACTACTTTGAATGTATTGGCCATTTATTTTCTCCTTTTTGTTTTATATATTATCCTAAAGCAATTGCAAGTGCTGTTGGATCATCTGTTACAAATCCTTGAGCTGTCATTAATGTTACTACTCTTGATAATGCTGCTTTTCTATTTGTACCACCAGCACCATCATCAACTACAATTAAATCTGATGTAGTTAAATCTGCACCTATATCTGTTCCGCCATCAATATCTATATCTATTAAATCTACACCGCCATCTGGAAAAACTGGGTTTTGGGAAAAAGTTACAACACCACCTGATGAAATTGTCATAGCGTCTGCATCACTAGCTGATCCAATTGTACCGCCATCTTTAATTAAAATATCATCTGCAAAAGTAACAATACCATTGCTATCTCCAGAAATCCAAGTTGTAGTAGTTGAACCATCATAACCAGAAATTAATAATTGTCTATCTCCAGTAGCACTACCAGCATCTACATTTCCAATAATTACATTACCATCACCAGAACTAATATTTTTACCTGCTTGATGTCCTATTGCAATATTGTTATTTCCAGTTACTGCTTTTAATGATTGATAACCTAAAGATGAATTTCTCATTGGAGAAGTACCATCTTTCATTGATTCATTACCAATGGCAGTATTTGTACCACCACTTGTTATTGCAGATAAACTTCTATAACCTACACCTGTATTATCATCTCCTGCTGTAACTGCATCTAAAGATTCAATCCCAACAGCAACATTTCTATTAGCATCATTTAAAGTTCCAGTAGTTG